TCACTCTCCGGTAGTTGACAGCATTGCTGTTAAACGTCGTGGTGCTGTACGTAAAGCTAAACTGTACTACCTGCGTGAGCGTACTGGTAAGTCTGCTCGTATTAAAGAGCGTCTGAACTAAGAACGCATATCACGCGACATCCAAAGCGTGTTATAGAACAAGGGGTTAGCGTAATGCTGGCCCCTTTTTTTGTTTCAGTGTCCATAGAATGTCCACGCAGATCGCGTAATGTCCACGAATGACTATGTCAGAAGAATAAAAAAAACCTGCCGAAGCAGGTCATAGCCAAAGATTGCCTTGATTGTACTTAGAAGATTGGGGTGGGGCTGGCACTACCTCGCCAGGCTTAACGATGAATCTGGCGAGGGTTTCATGCGTTACGAACGTGCACCCACAATTGATGTTCTGACATTGGTGATACTTCTCTTTTGTTTCAGTGCTCAGGTATCGGCTAGACCTTGCATGTGAGGCATCCTGACATAATGGGCAATGCATCATAGTGTTATCCCTCATTTGTAACCTGAGGGGATGATAAATCCTCATCTTATATTTGCAAGTTATTGTTTGTTTTTTTTAACTATCATCGACTTCATACTCAACATCTGAAATATTAACCTCAAGCTCTAAGCCCGTTGTGTAGCCGTTCCCGTTGAGATTGTGCACAACTCGGCTGAGATTGCGGATCGCCCGGGCGATATCCTGCAGAGAAGTTAGATTGTTCATGGGTGAAGGATGCAGCCGGGCAAGGCCAGCGGCAAATGGGTAGAGTTTTATTGGCCTTGAAACAACTGGTAACTTACAAATTCAATTTATCTTCCGTTGTATTTTTATTTGATTAAGTCACTGCATTATTGAGATTCACTCCAAAGATGGAAATTACAAACCTACCTAATACGCGAAACAAAAATCTTATTTTAATAAGAGTAAAGCAGGAAAGATGAGAGTTACATTGTCTTATGTTATAAGGATAAAGCAGTAACTCTCAGTCTTTAAGGTTAAGCATCATCTCTGATGCTTATTACTATTCATCAGATCTAACCATTACGTTTCCTCATAGGTCTACTCATATCATAAGAACATTTGTCTCTATCTTGATATGTTAATTCTATAAGAGTTCTTAAATTCTCTGGATTCCAATATATCTGATCCCAGTTGACCACTGAGATGTGTGAGTCGGCTCTCAAGAAGTTATCAATTATCCGAGCAGGCATGTACGGGAATCTTTCTTCAAAAGAAGATCTATCATTAATGCTTGTCCATGATGATATAGTTGGGTGAATTTGTGTTTTTTCTCCTTCACCATGAGTTGATCTAATATAAGTTGTGTTTGTTGATGGCAAGTTTACAACCAAAATACCTGATTTTTTGTTCTTCGGGCTATCTCTCATGCTAGAGTAAACCTCCCAATCGACATGTTTTCTGTTCTGTGTTTCAGTACCTACGAGTAATATTAATACAGATGTATCTTTCAGATAATCATCCCTGATTTTCTCCCTAATAGTCTGAGTGTCTTCATTTTCGTCAATATCACCCAGAGAAACTGAGCGGTTAATGAATATATCATGTTCAATATTCATTTCTTCTAAATCATTTTTGTATTGCTGGTCGTTAAAGTGATGGTAACTAATAAAAACCTTATGCTTCTCCATTATTTTATCCTTAACTGTGTGTATCCCCTTCATTTTGCACCAAATCGTATATGAGTTAACAGTTTTTTTTGAAGACTGCGTTTTGTCAGTACATCATCGATATGACATACTGAGCACTGCTAACAAGGTATACACAACGCCCCCCTCTTTAGAGGTGAAACTATAAGCTGAATTTAGGCCAATTTGATGGCTGTAAGCGAGGCGCAACAGTTTGGGCTGGATAAATATACATACATGAACACACCATCGAAGGAGTGTGGAATATGCCGGAACCTACCCTTGCAAGACCTTTTCTAGTTATTTATATAGCTTGGCACCCATCGTTTGAGGGGGGGGCAGCATTAGCGGAAGTACTGCGTGGTCACTTTCGTCGTGAGTTGTACCAAAACGTCGCAGGTGGAACTGGGTTAAGTGTGATTTATAGATCGATGGCATTACCTGAGACAGGAAAACCACTGGTAATTGACCTTTCAGAGTCAGAAACTACTGCTGTCATTGTGCTGGCTGAGTCAAACATGGCTAAAGATCCTGAATGGAGGTCTTGGCTTCAAGAACTTTCTAAAGAGACAACAACTGCCGGTTTAGGTACGCGTATTTTTCCTGTAGCGATTGAGAACGAAGGGTTATCTACTGGGATAGTGGAGCAAGCTATACGCTGGGACGATTGGATGCAAGGTAATGAAAATGATCTTGCTTCTCTGCAAGTTAGACTCATTAGCGAGTTGACTTATGAGTTCTGTAGGATGTTACGCCACTATTTAGAACACCTTAAACAGCCAGACAAAAGTGAAGATGAGTTAGTTCAATATCTTAGGAAGGTTCAGATCTTTCTGAGCCATTCTAAGCATGATACCGAAGGCGTGCGGATTGCCAACTTGATACGTAATCAGTTGCATAGCGGGCATGGGCTAAGCTCTTTCTTCGATATACATGACATTCCTGCTGGGCTTAAATTTGATGAAGTGCTTCTTAAACAAGTGGCGCAAAGTGCTGTAGTTGCCATTCACACTGATTCTTACTCTTCTCGGGAATGGTGCCGAAAAGAAATCATTGAAGCTAAACGACATAGCGTCCCGCTCGTTGTTGCAAATTGTATAGAGGAATTAGATGAAAGATGTTTTCCCTATATGGGAAATGTTCCGATTGTCCGCATGGATCCTCAATTAGCAAATCGTATTCATATCATAATCGCTCGCCTGCTTGATGAGGTTTTGAAAGATTTCCTGTGGCGCTGTAGGGTTCAGCTTGTTGATTTAAAAGAAAATAATGTGCAATTTGTTCCTCGGACTCCCGAGTTGATATCACTTGCCGGTCTTACTTTCTCTGGAGACCGCAAACCGTTGATTATCTATCCAGATCCGCCATTAAGTGCAGAAGAAGAGCGCCTATTTGAAGAGATTAAACCAGAGATTACACTACGTAGTTTCAATGAATGGATGGCTGGAGAAATGATATCATGAGTTATCGTGAGCCACTTAGTCAGCAAGTGATTGCTATTTCAGCATCTAATAGCCCAGATTTGCAACTCCTTGGGTTGAGTGAACAACACTTATTTGACGCAATGACTGAAGTATCACGGCATCTTCTAGCCCTTGGTTCAAGAGTTATTTATGGCGGAGATCTTCGTGAAAATGGTTTTACTGAATTATTATTCGAGCTTGTTTCCCGGCATCGTAGGGACGCTGATTATGGAGACGATCGACCTAGTGCAATGAATTATCTGGCATGGCCAGTACATATGCAAAAAGAAGCTTCAGAGCTTGAAGAATTAAGTAAAGATCTGGCAGGAATAGCTAAACTTGTTTTGTTTGACCTGCATGGTGCAAGACTTCCTCTCTCAGAAAGATTGCACCAATCTCCATCAGCGCCGAATGATGTTGACTGGTATAAAGGGCTGACAAGTATGCGTCGTGCTATGTTACATGACACCCAAGCGCGAATCATCATAGGCGGGCGGGTTGAGGGTTATAAAGGTGCTATGCCCGGCGTTGCTGAGGAAGCAATATTATCCCTTAGGGCTAACCAACCACTATATATAATGGGTGGCTTTGGCGGTTGTGCCAGAGATATTGCTGAAACAATCAAAATCGCTCCTTGCCTCATTGCAGATAAGCCTAATTGGGCTGGGCGTGAAATGTTTGATGGGTGTACTTATAATAATCTCAACAATGGATTGACTTTTGAGGAAAATTCCATTTTGGCTCAGACACCTCATGTTGATCAGGCTATAACAATGATACTGAGGGGGCTTTTAAGAAATATAAATAAAGTGACTAAAAGGAGAGGGCGGCTTAAAAAGTCATGAATGTCGATAACGATGATTACCTTGCTATTAATTAGATAGCGATTACGTACTCCTAGCACTCTTAGAAAGCCGTATGGCTTGACCGCCTCAGAAAATCAAAGAGCTGGTCAAGCCAGAAGCGTGCTAAGTCAGAAATTTACAAATTAAATCTTCAGTAAACCGTTTATCAAATGTGCTAAATCCTAATAACTGACGCTCTGGATACTCAAAACCCTGACTTAAAAGATTTGGCTTGTCTTTGAGCCCCAACTGATGCACACGGGCAATTCGTTGAACCCTATCGGTAAACTCCACCACGGCAGCATCACTGCGAGCACTGGCTTTCAAGTAGCGAGCCGTGCGCAGTTTCTGAAACATAGCGCGCTTAATACGGCCCGACTTTTCCCTGAGCGGCTGGCGCTTTCGCGCCTGATACGGCGTGCCGTCAGGCGTTTTTTGCTGTTTGATGCTCTGCTGTGGCGATTTACGTAGTTCCTTCGCAATCTCAGCAGCGAATTTGCGCCGCCCCGCCGGTGACAGCGCACCAATCAGCCCAGCAAGCTTATCGTCAAAAGGTTTAAATTCACTCATATCACTTACTCACCAGCTCGCCATTGATATACAGCTCAGTCGGTCGGGTTACCGGCTCGGGAAGCGGCGGCTCAGGCGCATAGCTGACGTGCAGCGCGCCATTTTCATCCCTGACAAGGGGGCGCTCAGTAAGCTGCAGGCTGATACTGATATCGACGTTGTCCCCGTCGTTCAAATCCATCTGGAAGCGGTAGCCCTTTTTGCGTCCCTCATCGAGGGTGCAGATGTCCGGTTGATTCTCACGCAACCACACCGCCACCGGCACGAAAATCAAATCGGGGTCGCCGACAAAATCACACACGATCACATTCAGGGTGTAAATCTTTTCGTGCGACAGGGAGGCCGCGAGGCGCGCATCGATATTCCCCTCATCGGCAAAGATACGCATCATTTCGGGGTTGGTTTTTAACTGCGGCACGGCGTCAGTGAGCGCCCTGCACAGGCTTTTCATTTTCTGCATCGGTTTTGTCCTGACAGTCTTTGATGGTCTCGACCTTAAGCGCGCAGGCGGTGAGCGCGTGCTCAAGCCTGCGGATATCGGCACTTAAATCGCCGTTATTGAGCTGCTCATTTCCCGGCATCGGGCAGGGGCTCACCGTCGGGCAGGCTGCCACACTGGCGCAGCCTTATCCCTGAAACAGCGTGGTAGCTTCGCGAGCAGCGCGTCGTTATCAGTTTCACCACCTTCAACCACATCAGGGCTAACAAAAAGGGCAAGTTTTGGATGGTGATAATGAGGAATAAGCCATTGATAGAATTGGTGCCAGTCAATAACAAGGCCACGCTTCCATGCCGAAAATGCCCCGTTATCAATGGCAATAGAGAGGGCGTATTTTACTGATGCTGCCAACTGATCAGGACGAGCATAAGATACGAATGCGCCAGCACCGTTTACCGCAATACGGTGAATGGTGCTGGCGTCACCCCAAACGGGCGTTCCGTGGTAGTGGATAACCTCAGACATGCTTTCGCCCATCACACGGCCTGTAATGTTTAGATTTGAGCTCATTGATTTGCTGGCAGGTTACGCAAAAGGTCACACCCGACATCGCTATACGGCGAGCCTCCGGGATTGGTGCGTCGCGCTCTTCGCACAGCAAGCGAGAAGGTGAGGCGTTACGGCTGCGCGCATTGTTGATATGGCGCTCACGGTCTTCCTGCTCGCGTTGTTGTGCTAAATCCATTGCGTCGGCCATGTGAAGCTCCTGTGACTCGTTCTCAAAGCGACAGGCTTCACGGCGTAGCAATTCAGCGGCTTCGGTGCCGTTCATGCCCTCTTTAGTGATGTGAATAGCCAGCGCCTCAAGGCGGATTGAAACGGCGAGAGCGCGGTCTTTACGTTCTTCTTTTCTGGCATCCGTCAGCAATACGGCCAGCGCTTCGCTGTCAGTTTTAAAACTACGGGATTGGGTATTACGCATAAGTAACTCTCTTGATTTCGGGCAATAAAATGCCCGACGGGTTTACGCCATTAATTTTTCTGTCTGGATTAATTCGGCATGGTTAGCCGTTTTGGAAATAAGCTCACTACTGCGCGAAAATGATTCATCGCGGTAATAAGCACTTTTTTCTCCTCAGTAGTCAGCTCACTTAATTTGAGCTCATGTCGAGCATTCGGGATTTTTGCCAGATAGAAAATGGCTGACAAAGCACGGCTATTTTCTTCAAACAGCGGATCGCGTTTATCACGCATATCAGCAACGAAGCGCTCAAGCTCTTTACCGCTATCACCCCAGTGTTTAGCTCGCAGCTCTGCAACGTAGTTGAGACCGACCAAGCGCTCACCAGCCATTAACGGCGCAGCTTGCGGCACAGCTTCGATAGCCATGAATCCTCCTTATAGCGGGAAGATAAACCAGCCAGTAAATTGACCTGCGAGCGGCTCGAGTGCCAGCGTTTGCCATCTTTCCCCATGATCCAGCCGTGACCGCAGTGCATGGCCGGGCTTTGCTTAATGAGAAGAGAGGCGAATGAGGGTTCGTTTTTCAACATATCCACCTCACATAAGACCGAATGACGCGCCAATACCACTCATGGTATCAACCGCACTTGCCATTGTAGGACTAGCCTGGAGGCGAGCCTGTAGGGCTAGGGCTGAAAGCGAAAGCATACGAATACCGGCATTCACACTTTCAATCATGGTGCTCTTACGAGCTTAGGTCAGGCGTTCTGTTGAAACTCCGCCGCTTGCCAGTTCGCCGAGTTCACTCATCGCGCGCATGACGTAGGACTGCAATTTGCCTTTCGCCAGTTCGTTAATCGGCACGTAAGGCACACAATGGATCTGAGCCAGAAAACCATCGACGAGATTCGAGTCTTCGGTCAGGTCAGTCAGCAACCACAATTCAGGCGGTGTGAGCTGGTGAGGTTGTTCTGGGTTGAGCTTGTTACGTAACGTTTGAACATTCATCCCCGCGCGCTCTGACAGCTTCGCCATGTTGTGCCGCTGCGCGAAAGCCCGGCACGCCTCGTCGTAGTGGGGATGTTTGGGAACTTGAAAATCAAACATGCGCTTTTCCTCTTTAGCTTAAATAATCAAGTTATTCAGGCGGCCACAAAGATGCAATTGAGGCCCTGAGCGAGAAGGCGAGTACGGAAGGCAACCATGTTGATGCGAGCTGCACCGCCGTCTTTTTTGCGTGGCATCAGCAGAAGGTCACCATCAGTAACCATCTGTTTTACAGTGCGAATACTGTGGCCGTAGCGTTCAGCGAATTCGTCATAAGTCATAAGATCAGCGCCGGACGGGATTGCAATTTGTGGAGTCATAAGTGATCATCCTCGGTTAAGTGTTATTTCAGTGCATTGGCGTGCATTTTTCAGGTTGAAGCGAAATCCATCCTTATTTATTTGAGATTTTGAATTGGGTTTTTGCGATTACTCGGATTTTTAAGATGAAACTTGACGAACTTGAAGGTGGGAAAGCTGTGTTACAGCGCATACTGGACGCTTATGGCTTCGCTATGCAAAAGCAGCTTGGCGATATGCACGAACTGTCATCTGGAACGATCAGCACATGGATAAGACGAGACTATTTTCCTGGTGATGTGGTGGTTGCTTGTGCTCTGGATACTGGAGTATCGCTTCGCTGGTTGGCGACAGGGAAGGGGAGTAAGTACGATACAGATCATACTGTTGGCAAGATGAAGACGTTAACACGTTTCGATATCTTGGCTGGCAACCTGATTGAAAATGATAAATGGATAGTTGATGAGTCTCTGCTCTCAGATGCGATAACGAGCCCAAAGTATGTTTGTAAGGGACTGAGCTCTTGGATTGTCGATTTTGACACTACGGACATCTCTAATGGCCGTTGGCTTCTGAGTATCGATGGTGATCATGACATTTACGATGTTGCGAGAATTCCGGGCAATAAAATCAAGGTAAGCAATTCCGGTACTGATTTTCAATGCGCGGTTTCAGAGGTTGAATGTATTGGCTTGGTACATCTCACCCTGAGCAGAACAAACTAAAAGAATTATGGCGATAAAAAAACTTACCTCTGGTGAATGGCTTTGTGATTTCCGTGTCGATGGTGCCGACAGCCGTCGTGTGCGGAAGAAGTTCTCGACCAAAGATAAAGCGGTAGCCTACGAGCAATATTATCGCCAAGAGGCTCAAAAAAAACCGTGGATGGGGGAGAAGGAAGACCGTCGACGTCTGAGTGAACTGATTGAGCTTTGGCATAATTTACACGGCCAGTCGCTTGAAGCCAGTAAATCTAGGTTAGCCAAACTACATATTGTTTGTCGTGGTTTAGGGGATCCCATTGCGGCCCAACTCACCGCCAAAGATTTTGCTCACTATCGTGATAAGCGGCTGAAGGGGGAAATCGACAATGGCTACCACGCGAACCCCGAAAAGTGGATAGCTAAACCTATTACCGTAAATAGGGAACAGCAATATCTTGTAGCTGTTTTCAATGAACTCAAACGGTTAGGGAAGTGGGGGCTGCCGAACCCTCTTGAAGGTGTTTGGGTTTTCAAAGAGACTGCAAAAGAAATGTCTTGGCTAACTCAAGCGCTAATTCGCGAATTACTTGAGGCTTGCGAGTCATACGGGAAAATTTATTTAACCCGCATTGTCAAGGTATGCCTCGCGACCGACGCCCGATGGAGCGAAGCTGAATGTCTTACTCATTCGCAACTTTCCCCCCATAAACTGACCTTTACAAAAACCAAGGGAAAGAAGAATCGCACAGTGCCGATCCCTCGGTGGCTATACGACGAGCGGGCTCCTTTGCAGGGTAGAATGTTCCATCCCTGCTATCAAGAATTCAAGAAAATGCTCGCCTTGACCGATATAGAGTTAGCTGAAGGGCAGAAGACTCATGTGTTACGGCATACGTTTGCGAGCCACTTTATGATGAATAGTGGAAGTATTTTGGTATTACAACGAATTCTAGGACATGCGAATATTCGTGAAACTATGCGCTATGCTCATTTTTCACCCAATCATTTGGAGGATGCTGTGATGTATAACCCTTTTTCAACTATAAATTCCGAAAATAAAAGGTGAACTATGATTGACCACTGTACAGAATATGAAAAACAGCATCCATTTTATGTTGCTTTAATGAACCAAGTAATGCCTGTAGTTAGGGAACTTGTAGAGGAAGAAAGTGTTTCTATATTTAATATTGAAGGTAGGGTTAAGACAGTTGAATCACTAAGGACAAAGTTGACGAGAAAAGTATATATTAATCCATTGGAGGAAATTGAAGACTTTTGCGGAATTAGGGTTATTTGCTATTATGAATCTGATTTAGATAAGATTGAAGAAATTATCAGAAGAGAATTTGACGTTACATCTGGATCTGATAAGCAAAAAGAAATCGATGTTGATCGTTTTGGATATTCTTCTAGGCATTTGATATGCAAACTCAAGGATGAATGGCTAAACGTCCCAAACTACCGTAATTTGGGAGGTTTGAAAATGGAAATTCAAGTCCGAACAATGTTAATGCATACATGGGCAGCTATCAGCCATAAGTTATTATATAAAAGAGAGAAAGATGCACCGAGGGAGATCAAAAGAAGCCTTAGTAAATTAAGCGCGCTTATTGAACTTGCTGACGAGAAATTTGATAGTATAAAAGACTTGAAAATATCTTATAACGATCGCATTGAAGCGCAAGGCGATATAATAAATGAACATGAGGCATTGAACTCAGATAATCTTATAAGGCTAGTTAATGAGTTTTCTCCAGGCCGTAACTTTTCTAATGAAGACATTCCTGAGTTACTTGATGAAATAAGACAGTACGACGCGACAGTTGAAGATTTTAAGAAAAGAATTATGCAATGTATGCCACTCCTCCCTATGATGGAAAAAGAAGAGGCGGACATCAACAATGACGGTGTTCTACCAATGTGGCATATCGAAGGATTTTGTAGAAGTGTATTAGACTTATCATGTGATCATTATTTTAATTCAAGATGGGGAAATATGCGGGGAAGTGCCATGCCAATAACAACTAAATATCGCACTTTACTCAGGACTGCACTTGATGATGCTTAGGTGGATGTCCACATTCTGCCCACACAATATGTTTTTGATCGCATTTGGCTGCACCAGTGATACATGTAACTAACTGTTTATAATAAAAAATGTTTATTTATCAATGTGGTGGGTTAAAAGCGTCTGAACTAAGATTCGCTTAAGCGACATCCTGTTAGAAAGGGCTGGCCGAAAGGCCGGCCCTTTTTTTATCCCTGCGCATTTCTCACGTTAACCCTTTTGTCATAAATCATTTACAATGCTTGCCTCTTGAGTGGAGGGGACGTGGATAACGTACTGCATCAGCCTAACCGGAAATGCGCAGCGGCATTGACCGCGCTGTTTGCGATCCTGCTGATCGTGGTAGCGCCGCTTATCTCCGTCTCGTTGCAGAAAGATCCCATGAGCGCGATGCCAGCCATGCATCATGACATGAGCATGATGTCGATGGATGAGCATCACGGCGATATGCCGCACACGATGCCTGTCGACCATGCGGAAGCGTGCGGCTACTGCGTGCTGTTAGCGCACGTCCCTGGCGTGATG